GTCAAATTAATGTTGATACCTCACCAACTTGGAGTACAGCAAGTGGAACACTAGCTACAATTACTGACAATGCTACTGGCACTCACGCAACAGTTTCAGCGACAGATGTAGATGGTGATACAGTTGCTTATTCTGAAACTGGTGGAACAGTTTTATCTGGTCAAAACTTAACTCTAAATTCTTCTACTGGTGCTATATCTGGCGACCCAACAAATGTCACTTCTTCAACAACATTAAATTTTACATTAAGAGCAACAGCAAATTCAAAATCAGTAGATAGAGCATTTAATATTATTTTAAATCCAACACCAGATGGTTCTTCGTCTGCTCTTGCAACTACTAATCCAACAGCTTTATATAATGATACTGGAATAAATACTTCTGGTGTGTACTGGATTAAATCTTCAACATTTAATAGTGGAACACCAGTACAAGGATATTTCTTGTATGATGGGAATGATGGTTATTTAATGATTTGTAATTATTTACATCAAGGAGGAACTAGTCCAGCATTAGTTAATAGAACAAACTCATCTTTACCTTTACTTGGTTCATCATCACTAGGAACAAATGAGAGTGGTACTTCGTATTGGGGTCATATTTTTGGTGGTACTTCTGGTGGTACTGGTTCGTTTGGAACAGTTAATATGGTTAGATGGTATGCAATTACATCTGGTCATGGCAGAGTGGTACATTTTCAAAATAATAATACTAGTACAATAGCTTATTGTAATACTGGTTCTGGAGATAATACTGGTATTGATAGTGGCTTTACAACTTTATCTGGACACAGTGCTAATATTCCTGGAAATATAGATAATGTTCAAAGTAGTTGGACTGACTTTGCATTTTATCAATCTGGTGCATATCACTGGGGTCTTAATGGTGGAAACAGATGGGAAGTTGATGATTACCCTAATGGAAGTCAAAATAATACTCTACACAGAGTTTGGGTAAGGTACGCATCATAATGCCTAGAAAAAAAATTACATAAATTAAAGGAGCTGCTATGAAGATAGCTTTAGTTATGCTTATGTGCAGCGCATTCCACGGCTGCCTTGAGCCATTTGTTATGCAAACAACATACGACAATTATTATGATTGTCTCCAGGCTGGTTATAAAGAGGCTATTAATAAACAAATTGAAATAGGGAGGATCGAAACTAATAAGCATCATATATTTATTAG